CAGAGATTTGTGATGACACTGTGATGACTTTTATACAATGTAAAGTCGGTCCTGGTGTTAATGGCAATATAAAGTTTCGATTGTCAGAAGCTGATATCCAGCGTATACCTGAGTGTGATATTTGTGTCATAACTGTGTCTGGTGTTCCACCAAAGAAAGGCATATATGACCTTATCCCAAGACGGAATGTTAATACGTGTGCTGAAGGTTTTTACCTTTCTCGCGCTACAGACGGTGTTGAAAGTATACGACCTGTGAAGTGTGTTACTCTGCTCAAAGATTTTCCCATAGTCTCACCTGAGAAAGAAATGAAAATCCAAATTGACCTCTGGAAGGCCGCCATTAAAGGCGACACTTCTGATGGTGATTGTGGAGCTCTCATGGTTATTGATACGCCACGAGGAAAGATGGTTGGTGGTTTACACATAATATCATTCAATGACTCTCCATACGTTGCAGCTATTGCTTTATACAAAGACATGTTTGAGAATATTATTAAAAACAAGTCTATGTATGCAGTTCAATGTAATGAACCCGAAATTAGTGCCCCTAGTGCTCCAAAAGAATTGAAGCCTTTGCATGCAAAGGCCAATGTAAGGTATTTAGCACAAGGGTCTATAAATGTTTATGGTTCGTTTCCAGAACGTCGCGAAGCAAAATCTCGCGTAGGAATATCGCCGCTGGCCAAATATCTAGAAAATCATGGTTATGAAATTAAGTATGGAAAGCCTGAGATGAAATCTTGGCATCCATATCATCTAGCATTAGCTGATTTGACAAAACCATTGCAAATGTTTAATAGTGATATCCTTAATGATGTGACTGAAGCTTTTAAAGCTGATTTAATGTTAGGATTTGACGATTCTATTAAACACGTGCATGTACTCGATCTTTTCACAGCCGTCAATGGTGCTCCTGGAGTCCAATATATTGATAAACTAAATAGAAGTACTAGTGCTGGTTCACCATGGAGTACTTCTAAGAGACGACTTATGAGACTTTTACCACCACAACATGGATTACAAGAACCAGTTGAAATCCATGACGAAGTCAAAGTTAGGTGTCAAAAGATTATCAATGACTACATTGGAGGAAAACAGTCCAATTGTGTTTTCATGGCCCATCTTAAAGACGAAGCAGTTTCTCTTGAAAAAGTGAAACTCAAGAAAACTAGATTGTTCTGTGGAGCTCCGATGGATCTCACTATTGTGACACGTATGTTCCTCTTAACATCAATAAGATTTGTTCAAAATAACAAATTCTTGTTTGAGAGTGCACCAGGTATAATAGCTCAATCTTCAGATTGGGAAGATTTGTACAAATATGTTACACAATTTGGGAAAGACCGTATTATAGCTGGAGAGTATCGGAAATTTGATAAAACAATGCCAGCAAAATTCATTCTGAAGGCGTTTGACATATTGAAATTTGTCTGTCAATCATCCGGTAATTATAGTGCTGATGATTTAAGTGTTATAGATGGAATTGCTGTAGATACTGCTTACGCCATGACTGATGTTAATGGCGATCTTTTGCAGTTCTTCGGTGGAAACCCATCTGGACATGCTTTGACGGTAATCATCAATGGTCTGGTAAATAGTTTGTATATGCGTTATGCATATTATAAGCTCAATCCAGAAAAACGTGTTGATGATTTTAAGGACAATGTTAGTCTAATTACATATGGAGATGACAATCTCATGGGTGTTCGAGAAGGTGTTGATTGGTATAATCATACAACTATTTCAGAACTATTTGCTGAATATGGTTTAGGATATACCATGGCAGATAAAGATGCCCAGAGTGTCCCTTACATATGTATAGATGATGCCACATTTCTTAAAAGATCTTTCAGAGAGGATCCCACTACTGGATTCTATTTTGCTCCTTTGGAGCATGAATCTATAGAAAAAAGTTTAATGGTCTGGACTTATTCCAGATCAATAACTAGTGGTTTCCAAGCTGAAGCTATTGTAACTTCTGCTATTCAAGAATACTTCTTTTATGGAAAAGAAATATTTGAAGAAAAACGTGTTTTGTTACAAACTATTCTTGTAGAGTGTGGATATGCAGAGTATATTCGGGACCGCACCTTTCCCACCTGGGATGAATGTGTCGAGAGATTCATTCAAGCATCTAAAGGAAAAACTCTTTAGAGTGCACAGTCCCAGCTTAGGGACATTAAATATATAAGCACATTTTCTAGTGTTATGTTTCAGAAACACTAAACTCACTCTGGCCTAACTAGCCATTGTGTTTTATAACAAGTTTGCGAAAATATAAC